CAACCATGACTAACGCTGGCGCTTCATTGCAACAAACACTGTTGGCAGTTTACTTGTCTGGCATGAGCGCCGCACACGGCATTAAGGGGGAAGCATGACAGACGAAGAAGTTGAAAAGATCATTAAGTCAAACATGATGTTGCAAATGAACCTTGCTGGCATCCGATCGGACTTTGAGGAAGCCTTGGCGAAAGCAGAGCAGGAGCGCGTTGAGTGGGGTGTTGATTGGAGCAAGGATGGCTCTTGCGTCAGCATCATCAAGCGCACGCCTAGTGGAGGCATTGAGGTGGTGGCCGTGGAGTATGGCCCACAGCGACCTTGGGTAAACATGACGGCAGAAGAGGTTGACCAAGGGCTTTTGAAAACAAACTACGCAATGAAGACCGCCGAAGCATGGCGACATGGAGTTGAGTGGGCGCAATTTAATCTGATGAGGAAAAACACATGAACAAGCAAGAGATCGACGACATGATGAAAGACCTTCCAAGCCAGCAGTTACCAGAGGAAACCACCTTGCAAAAATTCACCATTGCGGTAATATTCATCCTGTTTCTTTTGTTCTGGATGTGGGTGCCAGACTTCACGTTGACAGAGGACGAATGCGCACAGCAGGAGTCCAGCGCGTATGTCAGGAACCTATGTCGAGAGGGTAAGTTGTCGAAACCTTAATGGTTCCACAATGAAACCATAATGGTTTACTGAATTACCCATCCTCGAAAGAGGCTCTGCTGTCCAGCCAGTTTACGGGGTCTGGCCTAAGTTGGGTTGTGAGTAATTGCGGCACGAGAACGTCTGGAGCCAGAAGCCCAGTAGAACGACGTGACACTTCGGAGAGACGAAGACCATCACGCATGGGGGTTTGTAGCATCGCGCCTTTGAGTGGCCTTGCTGGAAACTACGCTACGGGTTTGTAACCGTAGGGGCAAGTCCCCAGTCGTGTTGGTGGGGTGTGGCATGACCCCGAAATGACGGGAGCGGCATCAAGCGAGGGATTGGAGCACTAAGCCATGCACCCGAGCGCCACCAACAACCTACTGGCGTAAACCAATGAGGTTTGCTACACTGGCGGCAATCAAACAAACCAGAGGGAATACGTTTACTCATGCTCTTTCCCCTTTCGGGGGGTTCCTACGGGGCAGTATTAGTAAGCTGCTTTTTTTTTGTCTACTCGGTGACCGCACATCATGCGGTACGTCGGTGGTGATGAGTGAAAAACCCTGTAACACGAGCAAGCCAAAGCAGGGGGCGTGGGGGAATCCTAGAGCGCGGTGGTTGAGGGATAGTCTGGGATGCTGGCGACGGATGGCTCCGACGGCAGAAAAGCGAGTCTGTCCCCTGTGACGGTATGGGCTTGCTATGCTCAGAATTCACCGATGGCAGTTCGGGATAGCGAAAACCAATGAGGTTTGATACACTGGCGGCAAGACAAACAAACCAGAGGGAATACGGGTCATGCCAGAAACCGCCAAGAAGGGCACCAAACGCCCGCAGAAGCCGTCAAAGCCTAAGACAGAGGCCAAGGGTGCCATGACGCCCGCAAAGACGCCTGTAGCCCCGAAAAAGATCGGAGCACCTACAACCTTCAACCAACACATCGCTGACACCATCTGCATCATGCTGGCAGAGGGAATGAGTCTTCGCCAGATACTGAGAGAAGACAAGACAGGAGTCATGCCTGCGCAGTCGACGGTATACGAGTGGTTGTTGCGCCACCCCTCTTTCGCGGAGCAATACGCGCGCGCTCGTGAGGAGCAGGCCGACACCAACGCCGACGAAATCATCGCCATCGCTGATGAGCACCCGCCCGAGTACACCGACAAGGATGGCCGCACCAGTCTGGATGTGACCTACATTCAGTGGCAGAAGAACCGCATTGAGGCCCGCAAGTGGACGGCGGCCAAACTCAAACCAAAGAAGTACGGCGACCGCATGGCCGTCGAGGGTGTCGAAGGTGGCGCGGCTATCAAGACAGAGGACACTGGCGCGAACAAGTTCCTCGAGATCATCAAGAACATGGAGATGAGCAAGCGTGCTGGCTGAGATTCTGGACGACCCAGAAGTCTTGGCTGAGTTCGATGCCAAGCCAGAGCACGACCGCATCGCCTACATTGCCCATGCCAACTGGGTGGCAGGTGCGCACAAGTACCAAGTTCCGCCGCCCCTCGAGATGGACTACACCATCTGGATGATGCTGGCAGGCCGTGGAGCAGGCAAGACCCGCTCGGCGGCTGAGGCCCTGTGGTGGTGGGCATGGATCACGCCCGGCTCCCGGTGTCTTGTCCTCGCGCCCACCTCAAACGATGTGAAGTTCACCTGCTTTGAGGGCCAGAGTGGCCTGCTGTCGGTGATCCCTCAAGAGTTGATCGTCGACTACAACAAGCAAGACCACCAGATCAAACTGTCCAACGGCTCCATCATCCGGGGTATCAGTGCCGACTCATACGAGCGCCTGCGTGGCCCGCAGTTCCACTATGCATGGTGCGACGAGTTGGCCGCCTTCAACTACCTCGGCACGGGCGAGGCGTGGGACATGATGATGATGGGCCTGCGTCTGGGTGACCGCCCTCGGGTGATCGTGACCACCACGCCCAAGCCCAAGGACTTGATCCTCGACCTGATCGGGCGCGAGGGTGAGGATGTGGTGATCGACCGCGCCAGCACCTACGAAAACCGCGCCAACTTGGCCGAGACCTTCAGCAAGCAACTCGAGCAGTACAAGGGCACGAAGTTGTACCAGCAAGAGGTGCTGGGTGAGATCGTCGACCTCGAGGACGGCAAGGTGGTCTCCCGCGATATGTTCAAGATGTGGCCCGCAGGCAAGCCGTTCCCCAAGTTCGAGTACATCGTGCAGAGTTACGACTGCGCCTACACTGACAAGGAATACAACGACCCCACGGCCATGACGACGTGGGGCGTGTTCAAGCCGGAGGACGGCCCGATGTCTGTCCTGCTGATCGACTGCTGGGCAGAGCACCTCACCTTCCCCAAGTTGAAAGAGCGCGTGATGGATGAGTGGCGCGTGTCCTATGGCGAAGGCAGGGAGGCCAAGCGGCCAGACCTGATCCTCGTCGAAGAGAAGGCGGCTGGCCTGTCTCTGATCCAAGAGTTGCAGAAGGCCCACTTGATGGTGAGGGGATACAACCCCGGCAGAGCAGACAAGATGCAGAGGCTTCAGATCACTGCGGCCATCTTCGTCGCCAAGCGTGTGTGGCTACCTGAGTCTGAGGTGCACAAGGGCTATGTGAAGGACTGGGTGGAGGGATTCCTCAGCCAGATATGCGCATTCCCTGACTCTCAGCATGACGACTATGTCGACTCAGCAACTCAGGCGATGAGGTGGCTCAAAGACATGGGATGGCTCGACATCGACCCTGAACCTCGGTATGATGACGAAGACGATTACTATGATGCCCAACCTGTGCGGGTCAACCCATATGCGGTGTAACTATGCCTAACTACGCTAAACTGGCTGGAGGTCTCAACGCCCTTATCAAGGGAGGCGAGGAAGCCGCCCCTGCTGTTAAGGCATCCCGAGGTTTCAGCGACAAAATCCTACAGTCCACCACGAGCAAGATGATGGACGACCTGCTCGAGGCCAACCCTAAGTTGACGCCCGAGGAAGCATTTAAGAAGGCCAGCAATCAGGCTGAGAAGAAGTTGGCATGGGAGCGTGAGACCAAGCCCGCACTGGTCAAGCAATATGGCGCACTGAGTCGCGCCTCATACGACAAGAGCAACCCCAACAAGATGCAGAACACCCGTGAGGTGGTTGAGAAGCGCATCCAGAAGGCTAATGATTTTCTCGATCAGCCCACCGAGCCGTGGACACCTCCGCGCCCAGAGTTGCAGGCATTCGACCGCAGATCAATCCAAGACGCACTCGAAGGCTTTCCCGGCATTGAGCAGTCGGCATTCCCCCGTGACATTCCAACTCGCGCCAGCACCTCCCATGTGGAGGAGTTGTACACCGACCCGGTCAACCGTGAGTTGATCAAGAAGCAGATCAAGCGTGGCCTGCCCTTGGGTGGCGAGACCTTCTATGCGTCGCTGTACCCAATCAAGCAGGCGGTGCTCGAGGCTGGTATGCCAGCAGAGAAGTTCGACAAGTGGATTCATTCCCTTGCGCCAGCATCGGCCCGCAACTCGATCATCAACGAGACCGCTGTCGGTCAGTTCCTGCGTGACATGAACGCCCGTGGCATTCCCCTGACCGAGGAGAATGTCGCCAAGGAGATGGCCGCATACAAGCAGAAGTTCGGCGTGGGCCTGCCCCTGATGCCTGTGCATCGTCAAGGCGTGGCCAATGTCCTCGAAGGCGGGCAAGACCTGCGCGAGATGAACAAGGCCAACATCCCGACCAACTACAAGATTCCGACCTACGGCACGCAGAAGGCTGGCGACTTTGCCAACTCGGCGGTGCTCGATGTCCATGAGGCCGCAGGCCAGACGCAGGGCAGTCGTTTCCATCCCTACTTCAAGGAGCAGGGCGGCTTCGGCAACACCGAGTACAACGCTGGTGAGCAGGGCTTGCTGGGCATCGCTGAGGAGATGGGCATCCCCGGTGGTATGGCGCAGGCTGGCCGCTGGTTCGGTGGCGGTGAATTGACGGGCCTGAAGTCACCTCGGGGTGATGCGCTGGACATCCTCGAGAAGCAGGTGGCCTACACCCTCAAGCAACAAGGCAAGCAACCCAACCCTGCGATGATCCGTCAGGAGATTCTCAACCAGATCAAGACGGGCGAGGGCCAACTCTTGCCTTGGTACAAGGGCGAAGGCATCCCTGATGTGCGCGAGACTGGCCTACAAAGAAAAGACGGAGGCGCTGTGAACGAGCAGTCATTTACACAACGATTGCAGGCCGCTATGGAAGCACACATGGCTGAAGGTGGCGCAATCGACAACACCACGCCCGACATGAACGACGGCGGCATGATCAACTACGGCGGCCAATATGCCAATGGCGGCAAGATCGATATGCCCGTGCGCAGTCTGCGCCAAGTCAAGCCACGCCGATATGCTGAGGCTGGCTATGTCGACCCGCTGGGTGCACCTGACTATCAATCAACGCCCAGCAACCGCAACATGATGGAGTTGGCTGGCCGCATGTTCAAAGACCAAGTCGCCAAAGAAGGCGCAGTTCTGAGCACGCCTGAAGGCTGCCGCGATGTGGCCCTGAAGGGGGTGTCCCACCTGGTCGGCCTTGGCATGGGCGGTGACCTGGCGGCCTTGGCCGACTGGGTGCAAAGCCTGATCCCAGGCATGAAGAAGCCTGCGATCGTGATGGAGACACGAGGGCA